AGTTTAAGTAATCAGTTATTTGGCTATCGCACTCATGCAATGCGTGCTTTAGCTTTGGGATATCTTCAGTCAGTGCCTTGGGCCATGTGCCATTCACGAAAGGCTTTGGACAAGGTAAGAGCATGCCCGCAGGTGGCAGTCTGTACTCCACCTCCGTGGCCGTGACTTCAGTACGGTTCGCGCAACCGCTCAGTAACAGCAGCAGGAACATGACATTCAACGTCTTGCAGTTGGTTAGTAAGGAAACTAATGTCTTCACGTAACTTTGCCTCACTCTGAATCCGATCCCGTTGCCTTTGCACCATCAATGCGTTTTGCCTTGCTGCGTCGCCTTTTAATGTGGCAATCGTGTTCAAGTTGGTCTGATTGTCACTGTTGGCTTTCTCAAGCTGTTCGTTGACTCTCGCCAGTTCGGTTTGACTGACTTGAAGCTTTAATCCAAGCATCAAAATCGTTACCACTAGCGAGGCTAACCCCAACCATTTAATCCACTTCCATGCAGCGAACATACTCAACGCCTCGTCGCGTGACTAAGCCAGGCAACTGAACGCCACCGCCATAAACCCATCGCGTGAGTTCATGACATGCTTTCTCATATTCCCCAGTCGAAGCGAATCGATAGATTTGGGTCATACTCTTGTCTGAGTTGTGCTTGAACCGTGTACATCCGGTGTTAAACGCGAAGGAAGTAAACGCATCAAACTGCCCTTGTGTCATCGCTTTACCGGACTTCAGCTCTGCAAGTTCAACGCAGCGCTCGGCATCTTGCAGGTTCTTCACCCAATCTTTCGCGACTTGCTCTAAGTTAACTGGTGCATCAGGGACACCATGTGTATTTCCAATACCGTTGGTCGCTAGCCCCGATGGACACGTGTATGGGTCTAATCGACACCCTTCCGCGTTCCCAGTAATTTTGAGTCCTTGCGGGCTCATTCGGAGTTCGCCTAATTGCTGCCCTTCAATCACTACTTGGCCGACTGGTTGTACAAACTCATCGCCATACAAGGTCGTGCCGCCTGTCACCAAGCCGATCACGGCAGCAACAGAGCAAAGAATTTTTTTAGTTATCTTCATTGAGGTAGATCCCCTTTTCTTTAGCGATATTTTGCATAGCGCGTTTGTGCCAGATATTGGCGATAAGCGCAGAGACACCCACAAAAATGGACACCCACTGCTCAATACTCAGGTAGCCAAGAAACACGCCTACACCCGACATGAGATAAGCAAGGTAAGAGGTTATTTTTTCAAACCAATCATGAAACCATTGGTTTTGTAGCCATTGATTCATTTGCCCTCCTTTTCGACCTGACAGGAGGTGCAGTACAAGCACCCTTTCACAGCTTCCCTTCGCGCTTGCGGTATTTCGTCGCCACATTCCAGACACTCGGCTTGGCTTTCCACCGACCGATTCTGTGAACAAACTGCGCGGTGGTTTGCCAATGCCATTTGTTGGAATTGGGCTTCCGTTTTTGCTGCATCGTCGATTACGTCCATAAGGTTCCTTAGTTGATAAGGCCACGTGTATCCTCTGGTGCAAGGTAGTCAACACCATTGATTTTCACGAACAGAGGACTCGTCACAAAGCCTTTGATTTTGCGTGTAGATTTGTCACTGCTTTCAGGGTCAATACCGATGATGTCCGCAAGCACCCACTTCACACCGAACAGCTCGACCTTGTCTTCATCCACACCATTGTCGGCATAGAACAAGATGTCATCGGGCTTAATACCGCGATAACTGCCCGCTGCGCGTGCCGCTTTGTGAACCTTTTGGAACTGAAGCAAATCGAGTTCAATTTCAACATCACAGCCCACTTTGCCGTCTGTGTATCCATCCGTGACACCACGTGTGTATGCCGCTTCTGATTCATCATTGATGGTTGCCGTGGCGTTCTTTACGTGAACATATTCACCAAACAGCGTCGTATCGAAGCTGCGGCCAGAAAAGCGTGCTGTCATGATGTCGCTCCTTGTTTAACAGAAATGGCGATGGTGATTTTTACTGGGCATTCATAAGGACGAACGCTCATGTAAATCTCGACGTCGGTTGAGCTCACCCACTTAATGTCGATGTCTTCATCTTGTGGCGGCTTGATTTCACCCGGCACACCCGTCAGTGCCATTTGGCGCAAATCTTTGGTGAAGTAGAGCTTCGCTGCTGCAATGCTTCCGGGCGTAGAGTTGAGTTTGCGATCGGCAATTCGAGCAATGGCGCGAATGCGAACTTTGCGAGCGGCTTTCATGGCAACACGAATGTGTCGAATATCTTGAAAATCCCCACCTGGCGCATCCAACGTGCGACCAGTGGTCCAATACTGACCTGGGTAATCTGGGTAAGACATAGGCACCGCTAGGCGATTCTGCTCTAACGTTTTCAGCGTGGCCAAATCCAACACAACGCCATTCTTGTCTTGCATCAGTTCGGTATCACCTAGAACGCTGCCCGTTTGGACTCGTGCTGGAGAGTCTGCAATCGAGACTTCTTTATTGGATAAGCGGCCTGCATACTTGCCGAGTGTGTCGCCACCTTTATGCACATTAGGCACTATAGAGATGTATTCACTTGCCACGTCTTTTGGGATGGCTACCGTGTCAATCAACCACTGCGCCCAATCTTGGCCTTCTACACCATTGTTAATGGCAGGAAGCTGACAAAGAACACCCACTTCACGTCCTAGCGAGTTTTTTAGCTCATGGCGCAGTGCCACCGCTTGCTCTAAAAACTGTTTATTCTCTGCATTAAAGCCGAGTACGACGAATTCAAAGCTGGACACTTCATTGGCTTTTTTAACGGCATCTTCCCATAAATCATCTGCATCGATGATCATCACGCCAGCCGTCCAACCCTGTTTGCCATTGAGCTGAGCTGCTTTGATGATTGCCAAGCCTTGCTCACTGGCATCACTAAGGACCGTGTCGAGTTCTGAAGTAGAATCAACCATGATGAGGTTGCGAACATCCCCTGCAACCGTACCGCGAACGACAAAGAGGAAGTGATTCTCAATGTCAGCGATAGGGCCGTTCATCAGGTTCATTATTTTGATAATAACGCTAGGCCATGCCATGTTATTTGCTCCTGTTGCGCTTGAGTTCTCGCTTGACCATGATTGCCACTCTTCTTTGGCTAATCCCTATCAGGCGTCGTTCTGGTCTTCCTACTTCCCAATCTCGCGCTGGCGTTTTGCTTTCCAGTTCTTGAATGGTTTTTGCCGCTTCACCAACCGTCATGTTTTCTCGAATCCATGCAAAGGTTGGTCTCTTGCCTCTTTTCTGTCTGCCTTGAGGCTGAAGGCGAAAATCTAGATCACGCAGAGCACGTGCCTGTTCGCGGGTCGCTGGGTCGGTGCTTTTCGGTTCACCTTGCTTCTTTGCCTGTCGCTTTCGTGCCGACAATCCGCTTTTTTGCGCGATGCCATGATGATGTTCATAGGCCACTCGACCACGAGCACTAGGCCAACCCACGATTAATGTTCGATTGTTGTTTCTTTGGTAATGCTTAAGCTTACGAGTAAAGCCTTTAAGCAATTTCTTGCGTCCTTTCTGACGCTGTTTCCACGCCTTTCCTTCTGGGTCTCGTTGGGCACGAATGTTCTTTCTGGTTATCTTGACGATTTGAGGGCCAATTCGTTTAAGCAGCTTTTGACGCGTTTTTCTGTCTAGCCCTAAAAGCTTGAGCTGCTCTTTGACTCGAAGAAGACTGCGCTTTTCATAGTCAATCTCTAACATCGGTCACCACGTCACGGAGGTTTTCCGCCACCCAGATTTCATACTCAGCAATCTTCCACTTGTGTCCACGCCAAACGATGTCGCCTTCTGGGTCTTTGACCAACTTGATAGGCTCTTCAAACACCACTTGAATCAATACTTCGGCGCTGCTTTCGTCTTCCAAAACTACATCAATGTCTGGGTCTCGCAGCTCTCCAAGTGTGTCTTCCCTATCAGGGTCGTTATCCATCAACCAAGCGGCGACATTGGCAAAGAGCACTGCAGGGTCAAACTTTTTAAAAGGCAGACGCTCAATCAAAAATTCTGCGACATAGCGTTGCTGAACAATATCGATACCATTACCTTGATTGCGAGGCGTCAGCATGAGCTCAATGCCGCCCATTTCCGCGTCCATACGTTTGGCAATTTGCTCGCCAACACAACTTGCGATATGGGCTCTTAATGCCTTCATTTTGTAGCCAACTCGGTACGTCATATCAGCTCCACTGTAGAACGACCTTTTCCGTACATATTGCGGATGATGCGTTCACTCTCTGCAAGTAGTTCGTTCTTCACTTCTTGGGCACGCTCGGCCAGGTGCTCCCCTTCTTTTTTCTGACTGACGGTTGAGAAGTCAGGAAGAAGATCCGCTTTTGCTCGGGCGAACACGGCACTTTGGTATTGAATAACAATGCGGTTTTTGCCATGCACTTTCGGGAATACTTCGATGGCTTCCGCTTTCTCGATACCTTGTTCTAACTGGCGTTGCTTGAACGCCTCCAACTGCTGATTAATCGAGGCTATCGCATTGACCAATGCATGAACGATTCGCTCATCGTCTTGCGCTGCTGGCGTACCGCGAAGACGTTCAAAATCCCCGGCTTCGATGTCAGGCCAAAAACCATCGTTTCCGATGTTAGTGGTTTGATAGTCGTTATCATCAGCTGTAAACATAAGTACCTGGTTTGAATAAGTGCGCCTCTAGCCACTGAGTCGACGGCATAGAAATGAACTCTCAGTTATTTCAGCCTCGTCAGCCGAGGCGCGGCGGCGTAGGAGTCTTTAAAGATTGTTGCCCGATTCCAGCGCTCGAATGCGTTGGTCGATGTTGTCGACCATGGTTCCAACACCAATCGCGACGTATTGCTCGTGCGCTTCAGTAAGTAGATCTCTTGCCTTCTTCAAGGTTTCGATATCACCTATCGAGGCGGCATGTGGCTTACCTTTGTCATTTCGAAGCAAATGCAAACCAGCAAACTTGAACCATTTTGCGGTCAACTTTTCGTTGATACTCCACTCACTGCGAACCTTCTCAAATACTTGAGAAAAGTACGGTTCAATAGCGTGACCTTTCTCAGCCATGCGATCGGCCCAAGCAAGAACTTCATCTGCACAGAAAGTCGCAAAATCTCGCTTAAATCGTTCAGGAGTATCAAGGCCGCGCTCGATAGCAATACCACACCATTCAATGGCAGTATCAAGGTCTTCGATATCGAACAACCAAATCACCATTTGGGCGAAAAGCGGGTTATCAAACTGATCTCCACCTTCTAGGTAAGCTTCGACCGCTTCACGATATTTAGGGACAAGCACTTCACGTTTGTACTCGACTTTTTCATCGGTTCGGTTGTAGTTTTTCAAAACCTTCAAGTCGGTCTCTAACTCTGCCAACAACAAGTGCAAACTGTTTGGATTAGCGACAGCGTCACCACGTTGCTGCAGGTATCGCTGCTCTTCAATAATTTGCTGACGAGCTTTTGCTAATGGGCTTGCCATACGTTACCCCTGCGCAGATTCAACAACTTCTACAGCTTCGATCGCTGCGAACTTGTTTAAGTTGCCAATCGCGTAGCCTTCCATGCGAATGTGGTTTGACTCAAAACGAAGCTCATCGTCGTTGTTCTTCTGGCGTCGCTGCTGTGTGCCTTCTTGCGTTAGTACTTGTAGGTTTTTCAGGTTAGTTACCCAAATACCATAAGGTGGGAAAAATGGCGGAACGTACGCTTTCTTACCTGCAATGGTCTTAGCTAGGGCTTGAGCAGCTTTGTGTTCCGTTGGCGTATTCGCTGATTCAAGCAAGCGATGTTGCTCAGCCGCAACCAAACCGCTACCAAGCACCATAACTAGGTCAGGATCCTGACGATGTTCAGGCGCAATGGTTGTATTAATAAGGTCTTGGCCAAGTGAATCTAGGTTTTTATATGAGCCCGCCGTTTGTCCCGTTGGGTCTAACTTCGCTGAAGGAAGCACTTGTGAGGCTTTCTTCTCTTTGGCGATTTGAATCCAGCCCTTATTAACGTCTTCACCCATCGGATTATTTTCTGGGTCTGTCGGTGTTGCGACTGATTTGCCATTGAAACCAACGCGAAGAATATCCAATGCAAAAATGCGCGCTATCGCATTTTTCATTAGTTTTAGCCATTCGCCTTTCTTGCCCGAGTTCGCCCATACAGTCATCGTTTCCCATAAGATATGAGCACCAGAATCCGTTTTGTATAACTGGTAGGTGTTGCCGCTTTGAGTCATTTCACGGGAGAAACGTCCCGAGCTTGTTCGACCTGTCGACAGGCCATCACCACCGACATCAATCACTTGACCTTGGATTTGTGGCACAGTGAGCAAAGAGATCATGCCCAAAAATTCATGAGACTCTAAGATGGCTTGGCGCAAAGCGGTTTGCATTGGTGGCGTGATGTTGAACATGCCATAAGGAGCACCACACCCTGCTTCTTGGGCTACGGCTAAGCTGAACTCAGCTAGATATTCAGTTGAAACTGCATTTAACATTAAAATACTCCCATTGAGCTGAACTTCTCTTCACCACCACTGCCTTCTTCACCTGGTTTCTGGCCTGGCTTTTCTTGTTTTAGTTCTGCGAACTGGGTTTGCAGGTCTTTCACTTGTGCTGTCACTGGCGATAGCTGTTTTTGCAGTTCTTCACTGAACTGCTGCACAGAAAAGCTTTGTGTTTGGTCGTTGTTTTCATCTGGCTTTTCATCAGTAGCTGAAAACTCTTCAACCTTCCCAGCAAGGTCATTGATTTTGGTTTCTTGGGCATTTTGCTTTAACTCAATACCGTCAAGCTTGCCCATGAGCTGGCTAAACTGCTCTGGATTCATTTCTTCCTCTTCCTCGCTAGGGGTTGATTCTGATTGGGTGATTTCATTAGGTAGCTCTCCATATTTAGCTAAGTTCGCTAAAGCCGAAAAGAAGTTACTTAATGGGTTCGATTTAGGCTGACATTCAGAAAAGTCCAACTCTTCTAAATGGCTTACTTCACGCGTCACTTCTTCCCCTTCTGCTGTTGAGAATTGGAGGCGCGTTGTCCCTGTGCTTGCTGGTTTATCTGTTACAGCCAAGCCACGAAGGTAACAACGGCCTGTTCCCAAGTAGTCCGGGTCAGGTTCGATGGACGTGAATAACTTTTGCCCATCTTTGTTCGCAGATAACAAATAGTTGTTTGGCGTCAGTTTCGCTAACAGACGAAGCTTTCCAGCTCTTTTCTCTGCTTTTAGCTCTTCCACTACCCCCCAGTTCTTGCCTTCATATGGTCCCCAAGGGGTATCACCCTTATAGTGCTCGGGCCATATCAAAGCGGTGGATTGATCATGAGAATAGGTTTCGGCCATATCCTTAATCCATGTAGCGGAGATGATGCGCTTATCTACTGTCGCCCCTTCTGTCGCTACTATTTTCCAATCACTGGTTTTTGCCATTTGCGTTTTGTACCTAGTAAAAAATTTGTCAGTTAGGTGTTTCTGGACTCAAACAATACGCCTTTAAATTCACCCTTTCAGCCACTTCAATTCTGGTCAATTCGGATATACGCCAAATCCGAACAGAGCCGAATTTTGCTATGCAATTTAGGTGGTTATCTGGGCGTATGATTGGGACATGGCATATACAGATGAAGTAAAAGAGGCAGCGCAAAAGCTCTATTTGCGCGGTGTTCCTCCTAAAGAGATTGCGGAACAGCTCAATCTCAATAGCACGCGAGTTATTTATAACTGGGCGAAGGATTTCGGCTGGGCGGCGCTATTGGATGAGCTATCTGCTGAACAGATGATTACCCGTCGATTGGCGGTTTTAATTGATAAGGATGAGAAAAGTGATCAGCAGCTAAAAGAGCTGGAGTTACTCGCTGGCCAAGTCGTTAAACTGAGAAAGGCCAACGCTGAAATTAAAATGAAAGAGCTCCGTGTTCAGAGTTCGAGTTGCATTGCGACACCAGCTCGTGAATCTAATGGAGGCCGCAAAGAAAGCAGTCGTAAAAAGAAGAAGGTGAAAAACGACATTGGCCATCTTCAAGCAGCGGACTTTGATGAATGGATCGCCAGTCTATTTGATTACCAGCGCCTAGCTCGGTCAATTAAGAATGACCCTAAGATGCCACGAACCCGCAACATCTTAAAAAGTCGCCAAATTGGTTTTACCTACGGTACTGCAGGTGAAGCTTTTGAAGATGCAGTACTCACAGGTGAAAACCAAATTTTTGTTTCAGCAACGCGAGCTCAGGCTGAGGTATTCAGAGCCTACATCATAAAAATAGCGCATGAGTTCTGGGGTATTGAGTTAACCGGCAATCCAATCATTCTAAGCAACAAAGCAGAACTGCATTTTCTATCCACTAATGCAAACTCAGCGCAATCACGCTCTGGTAATGTCTACATTGACGAATACTTCTGGATCCGGGACTTCAAAAAGTTGAGCGATGTTGCTTCGGCTTGTGCAACACAAACACGCTTTCGCAAAACTTACTTCTCTACTCCATCAAGCAAGAATCATCCTGCTTATCCGTTTTGGACTGGCGATGCTTGGCGCGGTGAAAAAGATACGCGTAAAAACATCGAGTTTCCATCTAACAAACAACTCAAAGATGGTGGCCGTGTCTGCCCTGACAAGCAGTGGCGTTACATCATTGACGTACATGACGCGGTTAAAGGTGGATGTCATCTTATTGATGCTAACGAACTGGAAGAAGAGTACAGCCCAGATGCATTTCGCAATCTCTATAAATGCGAGTTCGTGGATGACTCAGCTTCTGTTTTCAAATTCACTCAACTTGAAAAACTCATGGTAGATATCAATACCTGGCAAGATTTCTTGCCTGCTGAAAGCCGTCCATTTGGTAACCGCGAAGTATGGCTCGGTTATGACCCGAGCCGAACGCGAGACAACGCCTGCTTAATCGTCATTGCGCCACCTATTGATAGCAAAGAGAAATTCCGAGTACTTGAGCGCCACTACTGGAAAGGGCTGAACTTCCAATATCACGTAAACCAAATCGACCAGATGATGAAGCGTTACAATGTGACATACCTTGGCGTTGATACCACCGGTATCGGCGGTGGTGTTTGGGATCTGATTCATCAGAAGTATCCACGCGAAGCCCACCCTATCCACTATAGCAATGAAAATAAGAACCGCTTGGTGATGAAGATGATTGATATCGTCGAAGGTGGCCGGATTCAGTTCGACAAAGAAATCAAAGATATTCCAGCAGCTTTCATGGCTATCAAGCGCTCAATGACCAATGGCGGCGGCATGATGACCTTTAAAGCCGACCGCAGTGAGCTAGTCGGCCATGCCGATGCATTTTGGGCTATCTCTCATGCCTGTATTAACGAACCTCTCGACCACACGGCTAAACGTAAATCAACCTGGCAGATTTAACCAATGACTGAACAGATAACCGAAACAACCACAAAAGATGAAAGCTTGATGTTCACCTTTGGTGAACCTGAAATCGTGGATCGTGATTTCACTAACTACGATTATAACGAGCTTTATTACAACGAAGATGGCGACTACTGGGAACCGCCACTTGATAGAGCAGGCTTAAACAAGCTGACTCGAGCCAATGCTTATCATGGCTCTATACTCATGGCTCGCCGCAATATGATTGCAGGTCGATTCACCAAAGGGGGGATGCAAAAACAGCAGATGCAGTCTTCGGTACATGATTTCTTAGAATTTGGTGATACTGCCCTACTCAAACTGAGAAACTATTTCGGTAAGGTCGTTGGACTGTGGCCTATTCCAACCATGTATTTACGCAAGCGCAAAAACGGCAATTTCGCTTTCCTTGAGCGTGACAACAAACAGAAGAGCTACAAGAAAGAAGACATTATCTTCATCAAACAATACGACCCTGTTCAGCAGGTATATGGTGGACCTGATTACCTAGGCTGCGTCCAATCTGCTTTGTTAAGCAAGGACTCCACCACGTTCCGTCGTCGCTATTACAAAAATGGTCTGCACATGGGCTTTATCTTCTATGCGACAGACCCGAACCTAAGTAAAGATGACGAAGATGACCTAAAGAAGAAGATGGCTTCAAGCCGCGGTGTAGGCAACTTCCGCTCAATGTTCATCAACATTCCAAACGGCAATGAAAAAGGCATTCAACTTATTCCAGTTGGTGATATTGCGACCAAAGATGAATACGAGAAAATCAAGAATGTTACCGCGCAAGAGGTGATCACTGGTCACCGCTTCCCCGTCGAGTTGGCTGCTATCATTCCAAATGGTGGTACACGTGGTGACCCTGTGAAATTTGATTATGTCTATTGCAAGAACGAAGTTATTCCTGCGTGCCAAATGTTTATGGATGCCGTAAACAGCGACCCAGAAGTGCCAAAGCATCTACATTTGGAGTTTGATTTGGAAAACCAAGCCGCTTAGGTTCTGTGAAATTTTTTGCAATTTTTATTTGTACTTTAGTTTTCGCTCAGCCCTTTTCCAATAAGGGCTGAACCACTTCAAAACAGATCATCCAGACACCAAAACGATCTTCCAAAATTACGACCAAAAACACAACAACCTTTTATATTCAACAACTTACAACCCAGAACCAGATCAATTGTGATCGTCAAAATTTCAATTCTCTTCAATTTTCTTCACACAACGAAATTCTGATAAGCACTCTATAGGAGCCTCTACGAAGTATTTCAGGATGGTAGACCCTTTATAGCAAAAGGGCTAAGACCATGCTTGCGGACTTCCCTAGTCCCCAAATTTCGTCATTTGAAAAGTGCGAAAAAACTGATCGTTTTAGCGCGCAGGCGGGTGAGGAGGAGTGCGATTTCGGTCATGTTTTCCCAACTTTACTTGATGTCTGTAATTCGTTGATGACTATTCCCCCTTCAGAACATGAATCGTTATATTTGGCATTAAAAAATGCCAAGGATGTCACTAACAGGCCTTACCTTATCTGTTACCTTCCGCAACTAACTCGGTCTATTCGGAACTTGGTTGCGCTAAGACCAGTTACTAAAGCAACGGTAATAACGATTATGTGGAGAATTAAAAATGTGTTGCTATACAAATAACGCTTTGTTGGATTACAAATCTTGGTGCACTTTGTATGAACTGAATAATAATATCTATAAGAAGGATCACAAAGATATTGTAGATGCTACATACAGCAAGCATCAGGAGTGGTGGAAAGGTACCATTCAAGTGTTCTTTAACTTAAGAAACTTAAGCACGATTGGGGTTCAAAGTATCGACTCAGCGAAAAAAAGAACCTCCTATGATTCTGATAAAGAAGATAGGTTTTCTATCTTGTACAACGCTTTCGGCTCTAACCCTGCCATATATGACACTTTATCACGTAGCATTGGGTACAACTCTTTGTTATTTGCCGAAGCATCTTTTGCTAAAGAAAATAACACTTCGTCAAGTGAAATTACATTGACAGAGAGGCTCTTAAATATGATCGGCACCGCAGGAGCTGTGGTAGCTAAAAATTATGAGAGCAGCAACGCAAACAAAGAACACTTCTCTATATCCAAAATAGACTTCCAAACAAAAAACCGAGAGAAACATATCGGTGCAGATTTTGCTTTAATAATAGAGTCTCGAGATTGCAACGGTTTGCCAAAGTTTACACCTATCATATTCCAAGCAAAAATGGCTCGAAATAGCGAAGCAAATATTAGCTACAGAAGTAAAAAAAGCGAAGAATCACAGTTCGAAACACTTTGCAAGCAAAATAATGGATACTATATTTTTTATCCTAGTGGAGATGATATGGAGACTTTACCTTCAGTAAAAAGCGTGAAGAAAATCGATCCTATGGAACGACGTACTAGTACAGTAAATGATGTGATAGCTTTGTCTACGCTATATTTAGATATCGTGAGCAATACATCTGATAATTACCAATGTTATAACAATAGAAACGCTATGCTAGAGAGCATTTACACTCCGTTGGTCGAAGGAGATATTAGTAGTTTGCTTGTGATTTCTGAAGATGAAAACTCGAAAACTATATGGCAAAAAATCATTGATTCGATGTATATCGAGCCGAGATTGAGCTAACAATAACATCGAACTAAGGGCTCTATTATCAACAGGCAAGCAACTGTATAAAAATACAGATGATGACGTATAATAATTAGCTCTGTCTATTAGCTAGGTATTTATTATGAGAGTGTTGTGCCCTGAGTGCGGAGAAAAAAGCCGTATTCAAAAATCCAACCGTTTATCTAACAGTCATTCAGATTTGTATTGCAGTTGTAGTGACCCAGAATGTGGACACAGTTTTGTGATGAACTTGTCTTATAGCCATACGTTAAGCCCATCAGCAAAAACCACTAGCCAAATGGCTTTCGAGTTGTGCAAAGCGTTGCCTCCAGAAACTCGACAACAGCTTAGGCACCAACTCTCTATGCTATAAACTATTTCGATATAAAAGCAGTGCTCTCCACTTCACAAGCCATCTCGATAATACTCAAGATGGCTTTTGTTTTTTGGGCATCTAATGAACCTTTCAAATCAGCCAGCACCAGACTCGCCAAATAAGCAGCTGCTCGCCTTGTCTTTGGCGTAGCTTCACTACTTGCTGCACCATCCACGATGATTTCCAATGCTGTCAGTGCGGTGTCTTTGTTATTTTTCTCAGACATATCAATACCCTTACCAATCACGTAGGAAATATACTGTATATTTATACAGGTTTCTACTGTTGTTTTAAGATCAGTTTCACTCATTTTAAATCTCCTCATTGCGGGAACATCAGAAATACATCAACGCAGTTGTGCTTAAATAAAAATCAATGAGGTGGGGTCTGAGGAAGGAGGGTGTATTTATAGTCTGCAAACTATTGATTGCTGTCAACGCCCCGAAAAGCACGTGATTAAGCTCAGTGTCATGTTTTACCATTTGCTCAAGTAGGAGCTACCAAGTTTGCAAAAAGGCTACGACATATTTTTGCGAAGCCACCAATACGAACCACTTTCATTTGATCTCAGCTTTTAATTTCATTTTGTGACATCAATCAAACTGTTAGCGCTCCTACGCTAGCGGCCAGTCGTCTGCCATCTCAGGGAAAAACAATAAGTCCGGTTGTTGATATTCTTTGGTTTCAGGCAGAGCAAATACGCTGCCCCAACCTTCGAAATTTATCCAACTGCGGTCTTCTGCAGGTATGCAAGTCACTTCAACCAGTTGTGCTGGGCGAATATTGCCGCGTTCGTCCAGCTCCTCAGGGCGGATTTGCAAACTTCTTTCACTGTCGATGCGAATTGAACTGCCTTTTAGCAATGCGGCCAGTGCCGCTTTATCAATATTTGGTGATTTATTCTCTCGTTTATTAGCAGGGTCTAATAATCGGGTTAGCTGATCGCAGACCTGTACTTTCTCTGGCTCCGTACAGTTATTGACAGAACTCCGAGAGGAGCCAGAGGCTCCAAAAGCGGTCGCTTCGCTCCCAAGATCGCACGCTTTAGCTTCATCGTTAACCTTTGATTTCTTCTGAATCGTCCAAACTTTGATGCGAGTTTTGATGGTTTCTTCTGGTGTCGCGAAACCTTCTATTTTACGAACGTCTTCCCCATGTGGTGAAGCAAACGGCAAAACCTCATAAGAGTTCACGATCAGCAAATCTTCACGCTTAACGAATGGGCCACCTTGCCCCATGATATAACCTTTCCAGTTACCATGATCGGCAGCTTTTAAAGTGTCTGTGATGCTTGCATCTTCTGACTTGGTGCGTGCCTGGTAGCTATCACCGATCACCTTCATCAACTCTTCATTGGTGATCAGCTTGCTAGGCTTAATAGGCCCAACAAGATCACGCTGTAGCATCGAGTAAATAGTGAGTAGGTCGACACGCTCTTGCATGAAGAGGTATTCCATAAACGCTTTTTTGTTCTGGTTAGCAAAGCGGCGTAATTCACGGTAAGTCGTAACCGGCGCACCACCAAAGAACTGAAATTGACGAATGTTCCAACGGCTTTTCCAAGCACTAACGTTTTTCGCCATGTCTTTAACTGACTTGCCAGTTTCGTCGGATACTTCATCATCCATCGCGAAACCGTCGATGTTTTTGGAAATGTATTTAGCGATATAGCCTGTTGCTGTGCCTTTCTCTGGGTCAATTTCTCCTACATCACAACGAGCCGAGTGATCAAACTTACCTTGTTTATCAAATAGCTCATGCTTGTCTTCTTTCGTTGCGTAATCGACAAATATTTCTGTAACTGCCTCTTTGTCTTCTGGCTTAACCCAGATAAGCAAATGCCAGTGTGGTGTGCCATCATGATGCGGCTCTGCAACGCGAACACCAAACCAACGGATTTCTTTACGACCTAACTTGGCGCGGATTCGTTGCCATACATTGTTTAAGTACGTTTGTGCATCACGTGGACTAGCGCCGTTCCAGTGACCAATGAAACCGCCTTTCTTGTATGAGTTGTGATATTTAGCTGGCGTGGTCAGCGTTAGGAACAAGCCTTGTAAGCCCAGCTCGCTGCCAATGTCTTCACAACCACGGCAACGAACCATTAATTCGTGACGACGAATCGCAGGGTTAGCCACACTCTTTTTGACCATATCCCATAGATCAGCTTCTTCACCTGTTTCTTCATCTAAAAGCTGACACTGTTTAATGTATTCATAGTTCGCTGTTTGCTGCTCCTGGTGTTCACGAACACAATCCCAAGACGCATACGGCGAAGCCTTAGAAGAGACTTGACCCATTGCAATGGCTAGGTGCTCACGCATGATTTTGCGGATTTTATTAAGACGGCCACACCACCACTTCTCGCTGATCAGCTTTGAAATGTCTTGCAGTGCAGATAACTCAGATTGCTCTTTGTACTTGCGAGGAGACTTAACACCAAAAGTGTTGGATACGAACTTAGCAACTTGCTCATAGGTGAACACCACCGCCATGGTGGTACCAAGCTCTGTCTTGGCGTGATACTTGTCGCTTTCCAATCGAAGAAAGCGATCAACAATGACAGAGATTTTAAAAGCCATCTCTTTAAGTTCAGATGGCTCAAGCTCTGCAAGTAATCGACTTTTTACTGGCTTACGATTGCGCTCTACCTTGTCAAAATCAAAGTATGCTTGCTTATTGTTAGCAAAGTCGCTTTGCTCAGTGTCACTAAACTCTTCACTAAGCAAAGAAACCTTTTGAGTTGTAGGTAGTTTTTTGTATTTACGTAAAACCATAAGCGCACGCTCTGCAGCAGGCCCCATGCGCTCACGCAAAAAGATGTTCGCTTCTCTTCTGCTTTTCTTTTCGAAAACTGAAATGTAACGAGTCACGAAGTACCTGGTTAGGTAATCCGGCAGGTCTTTAATCTTATCTTTCGCCCACTCGAAATCGTCTGGGTTAGCATCAAATAGCTTACGTTCCAGGACACTAAGATCATCAGGTTCAATGATTGTGTTGTATCGACGTGAACCAAAGCAGCCCGCTTCAACCTCAGTTAAAGGGGCTTGCCATGGAAAATCGTATAGGTCAATTTCAGTTGGTTCGATTAATGATTTCAATGTGTTAATCTCAGTCTCAACGCACTTAACGAAGAGTTGGCTAATGAAAACAAAACTATTTAAACCAGAACTAAAACTGGACTTTGACGATGCAATTGTTTCATTCGTTGAAAGCTATGAATCAAACGAGCACCTACCTGAACTCAAGGTGGCTCTACTATCAGATAAAGCTCAAAGCCAGTACCGTTCCATAACAGTCTTCGGTCAAGAGGCTTTAGAAGACCTGAACGAAGAAATGGAAGATTGGAACCTTGTCAATCTGCAACAAGGTTACCCGAGCGCTTCTCCGTACGCTGCGATCTACGGTTTCGAGCCTGAACCGCATTATGACGATGAAGACGAAATATTCTTATAGCGTCATTAAAAGTGCCATCAGACAATACGGTGGCTCTTAAACAAGCAAAGTAACCCCAATCACTCAAATCCCTGCCTCTCCTCACTGCTGACATAAGCTCTTTCACCAAACTCAGACTTCCAAATTTACGGCAGCATTCTTGTTCAAAGCTTTCAATTAAATCATCCAAGGTAATTAGTGGCTCGTTCATGCCGCCACCTCATGACCAACTGAAACGATATGGCTTAGCCCTTGAGGAATATCGAAGCGGTTGCCGTTATCCCAGATAAACCAAGCGTATTCACACGAATCTGAACCACCGCCAACAAAACGAGGGCGAGGAACGATGATTGGGCACTTTGGCGGAAAGCCAATTTCAAACCAGAAAGAAAGGCGCTTTTTAGAGCCTAAATAGTTAACACGCTGTAGGTATGCCATGGTCCCGTCTGGGGCTAACTCACTTAGGCTTTTGCGAATGAATTCCTCCGTTAGTGAAAACGGAGGATTAGTAATGATCACATCTTGCGTACCGAAATCAGTAGTTAGGTAATCAATGCCTTTTTCGATTTCAGCAAATGACTTTTGGCTTTTTGGCAAAGTTATCTTGTCGAAGATTGCGCCAGTACCGTAGCAAGGTTCTAAAAACTTGTCGGTTGAGCGAACGGTTAACTTTGATAGCAATGCGTCGACAACTTCTGGCGGTGTTGGGTACAGCTCACGAGGTTGCACTCTTCCGGTAGTTGAACTCATGACTTACCCCTTACTTACCAATGACTGACAAGCAGTACTGTTCGAATTTATAAAGTGCTTCATCGTCCCAACGGCCAAGATCACGCAAGGCAAGCATTTCAACAAACAGGCTGCGGTTTTTCATATCTAGCTGTGACCAATGGTGTAGCTGTGGCTTGGCGCTCTCGTTTTGATAAGAGCGGTACCAACTCACATAGGTATGAGCGAAGAACACGCTTGCACGATCACCCTGCATTGCTTCTTTGATATCAGCTAAAACGTCCTCTAATGGGCGGTGTGTTTGAACAGGAGCTAACTTTTTAGCAATAGCATCAAGCTGAATCACAATTTCTTCTTGCTGCGCTATGCTGCTTATTTCAAAGCGTGCGGCAATCTGTTCAAATGACTGGTTGAATAGATGTTCGTAGATATTGCTCATGCTTCCACCTCTGCTTTTGCTTCGGCTTCTTCACGGGCTTCAATGATCAGTTCAGTGACTTCGCTTTCGACTCTTAAAAGACGCTGAATTGGGCAATCACCGGTTGGACAACCAACATAGAATCCATCAACAAGGCTGACTTCTTCACGGTAGACAACTGGTGAAAGTGAGTATTCATCACCATCTGGTGATGCCACCGACAGTGGGCGAACACGAACAATGAATAGATTGCTGCAGCCACGGAATTGGGTATTGATGTTTAATATGTCCGTGTTAGCCATTGCTAACACATTGATAGAGTGAACGATGTCAAAGGCTTCTCTTTGCTTAAAGTTCTCTGCTAATTCTTCTGCAATTACTTCAAAAGCACCTGATTTCATGGCTTTTGCTAATTCAGTAAGCTGTTTCTCTTCGCATGGGTTAGGACTTATTACATATGGCTTTGGCAACAGATTAGACAGCGCAAATGAAAGACGGCGGTTTTGTTCCACCATCAGTTCATTGAATGTCTGTGACTTTTCTAAATTCTGCGTTGATTGTTCTAAAACGCTTTCGGCTCGAGCCAAGATTTTATTGGCTTGTTCTAGGTCATTCATCTTCCATGCTCCTACGCTAAGACGAAAAAAAAGCCCCCTGTTACAGGGGCAAAGGCTTGGAGTATTAATGGGTACTACTGAATTGATAATGCTTGAGGCGACGCACATCACCCAAGTCATTGTCGAAGCCGACAATCAAATCTTTTAGGTACTGCATTCCGCTTCGAATTTTTTGCAGCTCTAAGTCGTTAAACGACTCAAAAGCGCGTTGGTAATCTCTAGCAGGCAAACCACCTGCAATAAGCACTAGGCCTCGGCTTTTATCCGGCAGTGCATCGAATGTTTCTCTCAACTTGCAGCGAGTGGCCTCGCCAGTGAAAAGAGCCTTACAAGCTGCAATGCTTTCAGCAGCATTTGGTGTCTGGAACTTTTGCTCTCGTTTAATAGCTAACTGACTCACGTGGACTCCTTAGGTTAAACCTGGGATTGGTGCACCATTAGTCAGAAACTCTGAGCCCATCTGCATTAGTGGCTGTAAGCCTGTGGTGCGGTTTTCTAAATCATTGACGAACAAGACCAAGTTACCGATGGCAGCTTGCACCTTGGCGATGGTTTTGCGTTTTTGACTGCGAGGTAAACGGTCTGCACTGCACATGTGCATTGCATCGCTAGACAGCTCACCTGAATATTGGTTATTGAGCAGAGTGCGCTCTAATAGGTTCTTGTCTTCACCTTCTTGTGGCAGTTGGACTGTCACTACTCCGAGATCAGCAAAGAGTGTGTTCACAATGGTGTAATCGCCGGATTCTTTACTCAGCAATGCCAAATCAACTGGGTCTAACCTGTGAGGCTGTTCTGGGTTCAGCTTGTTACGCAGCATTCTCCCAGTCAGTCCGATACGTGGCGCTAGCTTTTCCATATTGTGATTGACGGCGAAGTCGCTGCATGCAGCGTTGAAAGATTGCTGTTTGCGTTCGCGTAATCCGCACATGGCGATTTGTTTGTCCATGATCCACACTCTTACATGAAAGGCGGTACGAAAGTGACAACCCAAGCAATCACATGTAGCCACAACGGGCAGTATGATTTGGTTGGGATTAAAGAGGATGAATACATGAATCACCCCAAAGCAGCTACAGCTTCGCGAGCAGCTATTTCATGCATTGCCACCATATTAATCAGAGGCTTATCACGAGGTTTGTCTTTGGGTTTGATGATGACGCGACCTTCAGTCACGTACTGCCGAATGGTGCCCATAGGAAGGCCAGTGATGCGAGAGTATTCTTCGTAAGTCACATATGGACTTAGCGGTGGTATCTTGTACGTTAACATAGTGATATCCTTAGATTTATGTCTATCTTCATCGGTTGTCTTTAGCTTTGGTCGGCGCGACAATCAACTTTCGAGTACAATATTGATCAATTATTATGGATAGTCAACAGCAGATATCAATTTTTGAGTACCTAAAAGGTGAGAATTTTACTCAAACCTTGAAGGAGTCTCTGGGTTTATCCACATTTGCAGAGCTCGCAGATGTGACGAACGTAAGCCGTCAGACAATTAGCACTTGGAATGCCCACAACAGGAACTCACACGAGTTGGTTGTTCGTATTCATTTGAGGACAGGAATCCCCGTTCATGAATTAATTCTTCCGAAGGGCTACCCTCTAACGGATCTCCATCATTCATTCTGGAACGACAAAAGGACTGACGAGGTTGTAACTGGTCCATCCAGCCCAGAACTATTGAATCCTCAACTCTCTGTAGTGGTGGTTAAGAGCTTTTGCCTCTCAAATGGTCAACTTATTCCAACTGGAGAGATGCCATATGCAGAGCGCATGTTTAACTCATGGGATTTAGTTGCAGCTAATACTGTAGAGATAGAAACCAACGAAGGTCGTTTTCTAGTAGACAAGAGACAGAATGATGCGGTTAGTGGGGATTATCTGATCGATATGAATGGACGACTTTCCATCAACCATATCCAGCGATTGCCAACTAAACTAGCGGTGGTATTTGGTAATTCGACAGTTGAAGTATCAGAAGAAGTTATAAAAGTTATCGGCCGCGTTGCTGTTGTATTGGAGAAAGTTTAGTGGAATTCCACGCATTAAGAGCGCTACAAGGTGATGCATTCATAGTCAACGATGGTGATACGAGCATCCTTATTGATGGCGGTATGCCATCGACCTATGGCCAAATTGCAGGCTGGCTTGATGAGCATACGATAAGTGCAGTATTTATCACACATGTCGACTATGATCATTTAGGTGGGCTATTCAACTGGTTCACCGACCAAAGCTCAGACCTTTCATCATGTACGTTTTTTATGAATCACCCTGAGTTTCCATGTGAGTATCAGGGTGAAACTGTTGGCTTCAAACATGGTCATAGCTTAAAAGACCTTTTAACCATGAGAGATCAATACTTCCACAAGTTAATTACGAACCAAGAACTCGAGTATGGCAACATAAAAATCCTCGCTTTGTCACCAGACGAAAACGTAGTCGAGATGCTTTATGAAGACTGGGGAAATAACATCATCTATAACGATGGTGTATTAAAGTATAAAAAAGTCCAAACTCAGTCGGACGATATCATCAACAAATCTTCATTAATCCTACTAGTGTCATGTAACGATGTCAGAGTGTTGATGCTTGGCGATTCGCATTGTGACGTCGCATCTGCAAGCCTGAGAAACCAAGGCTATTCTAGAGACAATCCCTTAAAACTGGATATGGTGAAACTATCCCACCACGGTTCACAACACAACACAAGTACCGATTTACTTCACCTAATAGATTGTGAAAACTTCTACATATCCACGAATGGCGGAAGATATGATCATCCACATGAAAAGACCATCTTACTTCTGCAGCAGCGAGCTGCAGAACTTGGCACACATTTCAACATTTTCCTCAATTATGAAATAACACTAGACATACAAAATAAATGTAACTTCTCTCTCGAAAACTTGAAGTTCATAGAACAATGTTCCGTGGAGTTTAAGTGAGCATGCTTTATCACAACCCAGAAAAGCTTCACGGAAAGATATACCAAGATGAACAGTGCATTGGAAGTTGCGTACCATTTGTTTCTCAACAACGAGCATTTGCGATAACATGTCATCACGTTCTTTTTGAACAACGGACACGAGAGCAATTAGATCTCGAAAGCTTAACTGTTGCAATAGATTCAAAAAGATATAGATTACTAAAGGTAGTTACAGCACATGAGGTATCTTCTGAAAGCGACGTACTAATTGTTGAGTTATCTATCTCTAATACCGATCAGTTGAGAGGCTTTGCTGATATTGTTTTGTCTACGAAAGTTGATGCGGCAAGTGTCGTCGAACAAAATCATGGTCTCATCGTTTGCCACCCCCACGAACATCAAATAGCAACGGTTCAACTTGCCTCACAAGCTAGAAATTGTGGGAACTTCAATATTGAAAGCACAGTCGAAAAAGGAACGTTTTACAATCTTGGCAAAGCTAGGGGCGGAGCGAAAGAGTATGCTGGAGTCTCTGGATCCGGGTTATTTATGTATCTTGGTGAAAAAACTTATCTTCTCGCGTTACTTGCCAAGCTACCAAACAGCTCAATTACTGAAACAGTCGTTCTTAAACGACTGGACTCGATAGCTACAATGTTTGCAGAATCTCAGCTGTTTTTCGACATTATAAATCCAACGCAGAAACGAACAGAAAATCCAAAAGCCCCCTTAAAAGACGTATGCTTTGTAAACTATACAGAGCGTTCAAAAGACTATTATTGTGAAAGGGCTTGTGATTCAGAATTCAACGCAAACCTTGACGATAACATGAATACTTGGCTATATGGTGACTCCGGAACAGGAAAAACGGCACTATTAACGCGAACAATGCGTGAGCGAAATGTAAGCCATATTGCCTGTGATTTAGAGCCTGTAACAATCGAATCCAGCGATAGTATCTTCCAAGGTATAATTGATGATATAACCCAATTTGTTGAAATCGACGATAGACCAGCAAGTTTAGATGTTAAATCAATCTGCGAATTCTTGCAAAAATGTAAACTCAAAGATGATACTGTCATAACTATTGATGAAATGAGTTGTTCATCACCAGAAATCATCAAGGCGTTTTGTCAGAAAACTATGAATTTAGTGAGACACTACCAAAAGCTTGAACCAAGTAAGAATATTATTTTTGTAATATCAAGTATATTTAATCCCAAACAGCATGGGTGTAGTCCAGGTAAACTAATTGAGTCATTCGAACTGATATGCTTGAATGACTGGTCTGATGATATTGAAAAATTGTTTAATACACAAAATACTGCTTTGGGCAGCATGATAGAGCAAGACGGTAAACGTATTATCTTAGATAAATGCGAGAATCTGCCAAGACTCTTAACTAAAATGGTTCAAAAAATATATAGAAGTGAAGATTTTTCATTAACGTCCGTTTCTAAAATGGTTGATCGAGTAATTAGTGAGTATAAAGAGTATGAATGATAAGGTTTTAAAAAACTACACAACTATACCGCCACACCTCTATGTAGAACGATCTGCGGATAAACAGTTAAAATACATAATTGAAGACATGCAACGTCCCGGCTATGTGTTAGTAGCACGTCAAATGGGTAAAACCAATCTTCTATTCAATGCTAGACGAAATTTAGAGTCAAATTCTAGAAAATTTGTTTATATAGACTTATCAAATAACTTCTCTACAGAGAGAGAGTGCTATGAGTTTATTATAGGTTCGATTTTAGATGTATTAGATGATGAACTATGGGAAATTAGAGATGAAATCGACAAAATATCAATCAGGACAATAACTGACCATGTTTTTTATACAAAGTCATTACTAAAAATACTTCGTCATCTAAATAGAGACCTTGTTATTATTTTAGATGAAATAGATGCACTTAGAACATCCGAATATTCCGATAACATCTTCGCTGTTATTAGAAGTAATTACTTTGCACGCTCTAACTTCCCTGAATTAGAGAAGTTAACTTATATTCTTTCTGGCGTAATAGAGCCAAAAGATTTAATTAAAGATAGAAACAAGTCTCCTTTCAATATTGGCGAAAAGATATACTTGGATGACTTCTCTCGAGAAGAGTTTGGTGATTTTATCTCAAAAAGCAAACTAGAGCTAAGTTCGCACCTCATTGAACATATCTTTTCATGGACAAACGGAAACCCTAGATTAACTTTTGACATCTGCTCTGATGTAGAAACTATTTTAAATGAAAAAGAATCAATTAAAAAAGAAGACATTGACAACCTAATTAAGAAAAAGTATTTAACCTCATTTGATATCGCTCCAATAGACCATATTAGAGAATTGGTAACAGATGAAAAAGAGATACAAAAAGCTGTTATACAACTACATTCTAACAATGAAAAAAATGAAATTTCAGATAAAATAAAGAGTAAACTATATCTTTATGGAATAATATCTTCAAGCGACGAGCATGGTGAGGTTAGAATAAAAAACAAAATAATTGAAGAATCCTTGACTTTATCATGGCTAAAATCTCTATCTGAAGATAGAAAATCAATAATAGATAAAGCCGTAAGTTTGATAGAGAAATCTCGTGACTATCATCAGGCTATAGAACTACTTAATTCAGTTATAGAGAAAGACAAAACCGAAGACAAGGGTAACCTATCTATCCCTCTCTTTTATCTTGGCTATGCCGAGCACAGTATAGGCCAATTTGAAAAGTCGAACTTGCATCTATTAGAAAAACCTGTTTCGAAAAATGTATCGCCAATATTACATTTTAAAGCTAAGTTTATGGTTGGTCTTAACTTCTACAATCTAAATAATACCGAACTTGGAAATCAAGCATTACAAGATGTTTTAGACAACTACCCGAACACAATTACTTGGGCTAATGCAGCTATAAATTTAGCAATACACAATGACAATGATGAAAAGTATCTTGATATTCTGAAAAGTATTATCGATGATGACAAAAATATTCATGCAGAAACTGAATCTGAATCTGAATCTGAAGTACAACATCATATTAAGATAATTAAGTCTTATGCTTACAATCAATTAGCAACTAAAAGCAAGGATTCTAGCGAAAAACTAGACTATATTGAAAAAGCAATTAAGGTAAACATCATAGAGCATGTTCCATACTTCATGTTATTAAGGGGAGTAACTCTAGGTATAGATAAGTCAAAAACTTCTCTTGAAATCATAGATTTCGTATTAGATAACCAAATAAACTTCAATACATTAAAAACACCGAAGTCTAATATTGATTACAACTACGCGCTCCACGCTCAAATTGTTGCATATTGCTTTGAGATGTCAAAAAATAAATTCAGAGAAGTATTAGACTATTCAGTTAATGACCTAAATTTAAAAGAAGGCGATTTCATATACGATGTCGGAAATTACATCGATGAAGACTTTTTACGAGCAGAACTTTATCACTTCTACTTTAAAAACATTCCTACCTTTGCAGAAAGTAAGCTTTATCGCGCATATATATATAGTGCGTTAGAATATAGCAAAAGATATGAAACGTATTTTTCTGATTATATGAAATCAATGTTGCATAATGAAACATTGGAGAGTGCAGATATAGCACCACTTTCACTACTATATAAAAGTAGAATCGAAACAGAAAACTCTGAACTGATAAAGCTTGATGATTATTTCGATGAATTAACATCACTATCATTAAACTTTAGAGGTAGTGACATTTATGACTCTGCAGTATTATGTTATTGGATTTCTGAATATTATCACCATGTAGGTAAATTTGGACACTCACAAATATTTGGAAAAGAAGTATTACAAAGGCTAGACACAAAAGATAAAGAAAGGAATATCATTACCGAAGAGGGAGAGAAAAGTATTAGGACTCGAGTAAGAGCATTACTCGATTTTCGTAAGAGTACTAATAAAACGAAACCTATTAGGAAAACTTACGACTTCGGTAGAAACGAAAAAGTGACTGTACGTTATAATGATGGCAGTGAAAAGACTGACAAATTCAAAAAGCTTCGGCAAGATATAGAATCTGGTCAATGCACGATTTTGAATTAACTCATTAATTAAAAATGACCATCAGAAAACTGAAAAATGGGACTCAAAAACCATGGTTATGTGAGTGCTATCCGCATGGCCGAAATGGTAAACGCATCCGCAAACGCTTTGCCACTAAAGGCGAAGCGAATGCCTTTGAGATCCACATGATGAAAGAGGTGGACGACAAGCCTTGGCTTGGAGCAAAGCCAGATCACCGTCGCCTTTCTGACTTGGTAGCACTTTGGTTTAAGTTGCATGGCAAGAATCTAAAATCAGGTGATCATTCTCGCTTACGCTTAGAAATCATGGTTGCCGATCTCGATAATCCAATCGCTGCTCATCTAAACTCCCAACAACTGGCGTTGTACAGAGCAAACCGCTCGAACAAAGGGCGAGGCAAACAACACAAGGAGTTGGCGATCGCCTCAAAGAATACAGACTTCGGCTTGCTGAAATCTGTGTTCAACCGATTGATAAAACTTGGTGAATGGAAACTACCTAATCCGGTGAACGGTATTGATGCCATCAAAAAGCCACAAACTGAATTGGCGTTCTTATCCGATCAGGAAATTCTGCATTTATTCGAAGTGGCAAAGCAAAGCCCAGTTGGTGACGAGATAATTAAGATATACAAGATTTGTTTATCCACAGGGGCACGAGTCAGAGAAGCGATATTTCTAAAAGGCTCTAACTTAACGAAGTACCGTATCACGTTTAGCAACACCAAAGGCAAACGCAACCGAACGATTCCCATTTCGCAAGAGTTATATAACGAGATTTATAAGCCAACCAATGATCGCCTTTTTACTTGCAGTTACAGAGTTGTGTATAAATGGATTAAGATAGCATTACCACACTTACCGGAAGGTCAAGCAACACACGTTCTGCGCCATACCTTCGCAAGTCACTTTATGACGAATCGCGGCAATATCCTTGTATTAAAGGATATCCTCGGTCATAAGATGATTGACCACACTATGATTTACGCCCATTTCTCACCAAATCATTTGAGCGATGCGGTGCACCTCAACCCTCTCGCAAACCTCAATATCTAGCCATTAAAAATGGCGACAAGATGGCGACAGCCGCCATTAAATATCGGTATTAATCGATAGCCATCAGAACGGAATAGTTTTCAAACACTCGATATAGCAAGGGATTGCTAGGTTTCGCGAGGGTCACTGAAAGAGTGGGACATAATAAAGCTTTATGTTCATTCCACTAACCTAAAAAAGAAAAAGGAGCCAATGCGGCTCCTTTGTATTCTATCGCCAAATGTGAGTATTTACGAATTACTCCGCGTCACCTTCAACACGAGCTGCCGCTTCTTTGATTAGAGGCTGAAGTTCACCTTTTTGGAACATTTCCAAAATGATGTCACAACCACCGATCAACTCACCTTCAATCCAAAGCTGTGGGAATGTTGGCCATTGAGCGTACTTTGGTAGCTCAGCACGGATGTCTGGGTTTTGTAGAATGTCTACGTAAGCGAACTTCTCACCACAAGCCATTAGCGCTTGTGCTGCTTGAGAAGAGAAACCACAGCTAGGTAGTTTCGGTGATCCTTTCATGTACAGCAGGATTGAGTTTTCAGAAATCTGCTGTTTGATTTTATCGATAGTTTCCATCGCTTCCTCATTCATGGATGTGAACTTTAATTATTGCCACATTCTACTCAATAAACACAGAATAAAAACCATATAATTAGTAAGCTTTTGTACTAAAGTAACTTCAAGATACAGGAATCCGAGCGTAGTCACTTATTCTAACTTAAGAAAATGGACACCTTGAGAAAACGACCACTTCCATAAGGTTTAAAAGCCGAATCGGCTTTTTACTGTACACGTGGAGGCGATTTGTTTTGGTGTGTATGCCCAAGCAACTTCAAGATGCAGGGTTCAGCGCACTGTCATTGACTCCCCGTCTACCGAAAGTAAGCAAGGAAAACAACGCCGTACAATGACAAGCGCTTCCCAAGTTGTTTGACGCAACAATAGAACCAATAACTCGCTCTCTTTACACTTAGTAATGGCCTTGGAAGTTATCGCTCTAGCCCTCCTTTCTGTCAAAATATTTTCATATCGGGCTTTTAATAAAGTAAAAACTTGCTAAAATACTTTTCAAGTCAGTCGTAACGACTACATATAAATAAAAACACTGGAAGCAATCGAAAGGT